GTGCAGGTTGGCGATTCAATGAGAACTGCGCTAAGAGCAGTATCTGGTGTCGCAGCAATGACGAATAGTGAGTATGAAGATATAGGTAGAGTATTCACTACCGTTGCTGGTAATGGTCGTTTAATGGGAGACCAATTACAACAACTTTCATCTAGAGGAATAAATGCTGCGGCAACACTGGCTAATTATCTCGGTAAAACCGAAGGTGAAATTCGAGATATGACTTCTAAGGGTAAAATAGATTTTGCTACATTTGCGGCTGCAATGGATGATGCTTTTGGAGAACATGCAAAAGAAGCTAATGCCACATTTACAGGTTCCATGTCTAATATGAGGGCAGCATTATCTCGTATAGGAGCGGATATTGCTACACCAGCATTCCAAGATTTACGAGATATATTTAATACTTTAACGCCTATCATAGACAAAGTTCATACGGCATTAGGACCACTTATTTCGGATATAGAAAAAGGAATGCGTCTAGCTACTGATTTTGTAATCAATAAGCTTAATGGTTTTTCAGATAGCTTTTTGACTTCCAATTGGGATAGACTTAAAGCTAAAATATCGGATACCGGAGTGGCGTTTGATGATTTTCAAAATGCTTTAATTGAAACTGCCAAATCTCATAACATAGCCATAGATGATATGATTCAAAAAGAAGGCTCGTTTGAAAATACTTTAAAAAGCGGATGGTTAACACCTGATTTAATAGCAGAAACACTAAAAAATTTTACAAATGGTATTTCTGAAACAACCAGTGAAGTGGTTAACTTTGAAGAGGTTGTTAACCGAGTTATTAATGGTGATTTTGGAAATGGAGTCGAAAGAATTAATAGACTGACAGAAGCAGGTTATGATTATGCGACAGTACAAGGCTTAGTTAACGACGTATTAAAGGGTAATGCTGTAAACTTCGAAAAAGTTGTCGATGTACAACAAAAATTTACGGATGGCGTATCGGAAGCAACGGGAGAAGTTGTTAATCTGAAAGACGTTGTGGATCAAGTTATAAACGGAGATTTCGGAAACGGAATAGTAAGAGTGAATAAACTAACCGAAGCGGGTTATGACTATGCAACTGTGCAGGGCTTGGTTAATGACGTATTGTGGGGTAATGCTGTAAACTTCGAGAAAATGTCCGATGCTCAGTTGGAAAGCTTAGGTTATACAGAGGAGCAGATACAACTGCTTCATCAGTTAGGCGAAGAAGCCGAACGGACAGGTACTCCGTTAAACGAATTAATACTTAATCTTAATCGACCAACAGGAATATCTTTATTGATTGATTCGATTAGAAATGCAGTTCAAGGTATTACTAAAATAATAAACACTGTAAAGGCCGCATGGAATGATGTGTTTGCTAGCAACAATACAAATTTGCTATACCTGATGGTAAACGCAATACATAGTTTTTCTGAAAAACTTATAATGAGTGATGAAAATGCTGATAATTTAAGGCGAACTTTAAGGGGTTTATTTTCTGCACTCGATATTATTAAAAATATTGTGACTGGCGGATTAAAAACTGCATTTGATATAATAAATGCTATTTTGGCAGGCTTTGATTTAAATATTTTAGCTGTTACAGCCAAGATTGGAGATGCTATTACTAATTTTAGAGCATGGTATAAAGAACATAATTTATTAGCAACAGCATTAAAGAAATTAACTTCAATTATAAAAAATGCAATACAATTCGTTAAAGAATTTGTAAGTAAATTTAAAGAAATACCACAAATTCAATCGATAATCGAAAAAGTTAAAGATATAGCGGTTAAAGCTCTTGAAAAAATCGGTGAAATGTCCGAAAAAGGGCAAGAAAAAATACTGTCATTTATCGATAAACTAAAATCTTTGAACTCAATAAGTTTAAAAGATATAAAAATTGCATTCAAAGGGTTTAAAGATAACATATTTGAGTATTTTTTGAATTTTGACAACTTATCAAAAAATGTAAAAAACATATTCGGAACTCTAAAAGCAAAAATAAGCAGTAGCTTAGAAGCAACGGGTAGTTCGTTTGACGGTTTAAAAGCAAAAATAAATAGCTTTGTACACTTTATCCAAACCAAATTTTCGAAAGTTGGAATAGGAGAAGTATTAACAGTAGGTTTTGGTGTATCATTAATAGCGTCTATTAGATTAGTATCTAAAGCTTTAGATAAGATTATGGGACCATTTAATGCAGTATCAAAAGTCGCTGGAAAAGTAAACGGAGTTTTATCAAAAACACAAGATGTACTTAAAAGCTATTCTGAGAAAATAAAGTCCGAGTCCCTGAAGAACGTTGCGATATCAATAGCTATTTTAGCTGGCTCGCTAGTGGTTTTAGCACAAGTTGATCCAGCTAAAGTTTGGTCTGCTGTTGGTGCATTAATTGTTTTATCAGGTGCTTTAGTTGGTATAACAGCGCTTACGAGCAAAATTGGTAAAGTTGAAAAATTCTCGGTTAATATATTAGCTATATCAGCTGCAATTTTAATGCTTGTATTTGCACTAAAGGATCTTAATAAATTAGATCCAATAAGAACTGTTCAGAGCTTGGCTGTTGTTTTAACTATGATATTAGGTTTAATAGCAGCTATAAGTTTGTTATCGAATACCGCACCACAAACTAAATCCAGTGCTTTAACGATATTAGCAATAGCCGTATCGATAGGTATATTAGCCAATGCACTTGAAAAAATAGACAAACAGAATCCCTCTGGCAAATCTATTTTGGTTTTAATATCTATTATGGGGGCATTAGCCGGATTAATAGCGATAACCAATTTGGTAGCCAAAGACACAGTTAAAGCTGGTGTCAGTATGGTTGGTATAGCAGCGGCACTGTTAATATTATGTACTGCTTTTAACAAGATTGATCAGTTGAAAATAACTACTAAAACTATAGGCAATCTTATAGTGATGGTAGGTGCTTTGACCGCATTGATGGCGGCTACCAGATTAGCAGGAAAAAATGCGACAAAAGCAGGTGTAGGAATGATAGGTGTGGCGTCATCTATCTTTATCATGATCGAGGTCCTGAAAAGAATAGATAGCGTCAAAATCACAAGCAAAAAGGTTGAGACCTTAATAGGTATTATGGCTACATTATCACTGCTTATGGTAGCTACCAGATTAGCAGGAAAAAATGCGACAAAAGCAGGAGCAAGTATGTTGTTGATAGCAATATCGATAGGATTGCTTGCCGGAGTAATAGCGGTATTAAGTTTGGTAGATCCTAGTGGTTTAGACAGAGGATTGAAAGCTGTAAGTGTATTAGGACTCGTTGTAGCGGGGATCATCGCATCAACTAAATTAGCATCTACGTGTAAAGAAAGTCTAATAACACTAACTGTAGCAATAGGTATTTTAGTAGCCGGTTTAGGTGTACTGGCTATGATAGAACCGGAAAGCTTAAAAAATGCTACCGTAGCGATTTCAACAGTATTAGCCATGTTTGCAGTTGTATTGGCAGCGTCAAATTTGATATCAGAATCGTATAAAAGTATAATTGTAATGACCGTAGCGATAACCGCTTTAGGAGCAATGTTATATCTGCTATCAGCAATAGATTCGGGTTCGATGTTGGCATCCGCACAATCGCTATCGCTATTGATGTTGTCTTTGTCGGCATCCATGTTGATTATAAGTAAAGCAGGTAAAGTATCATTATCAGCTATTGGATCTTTAGCATTAATCGGATTAGTAGTTGCAGAGTTGGCAACCATTTTAGCTGTAATGAATGGACTGAATGTTGCTCCGTCTATGGAAACTGCAAAAGCTCTATCTTTGTTGTTAGGAACAATGACAGGAGTTCTTGTTGTGCTGTCATTAGTGGGAGCAGGTGCAACTGCCGCATTCACCGGAATAGGAGTTCTCGCTGCTTTAATAGCGGCTGTAGGCGGCATAATGATAGGATTAGGTGCGTTGATGGAATATGTTCCTAAGTGTCAGGAATGGCTAGATACAGGAATGGTAATTCTTGAAAAAATCGGCAATGGCATAGGATCATTTTTTGGTGGTATCGTTAACGGATTTAATACGAGTGCATCTTCTGATTTATCAAAGGTTGGTATTAATTTATCTGCTTTTATGAACTCCATTCAACCGTTTTTCGATGGACTTTCGAAAATTGACGAATCAACATTAACTAAGCTAAAGCCGTTGACCAATTTTATGAAAGATTTCAAATCTTTTGATACGAATGAAAACTCCATGACCGAAATAGAAAGCCAATTAATAACTTTTGGCGAAGCACTGAAGGGATTCGGAGCAAGTATATCAGGAATAAACATCGATGAGATAAATGTAGCGTCTAATGCGGCAAAAGCTATAGCAGAAGTAAATAAGATTTTATCAAAGTATAAAACGACTAATATTTCGGATTTCGGTGCACAATTAGAACCATTTGGTAGATCGCTTAAAGCTTATGGTGAATCAGTCGATGGACTAAATGTTGAAGCTATAGAATTATCTGCAGAAGCGGCAAGTGCATTAAGCGAATTAGCCTCCGCATTACCAAACAGTGGAGGTTGGGCAGGTATGTTTGCCGGTAACAACGACATTGACGATTTTGGCGCAAAGTTAATACCATTTGGAAGAGCATTAAAGAATTATGGTGATGCTGTTGACGGAGTAAATTCTGAAAGTATTGAGGAATCCGTTAAAGCCGGACAAGCACTGTCAGATTTGGCAAACGCATTACCAAACAGTGGAGGCTGGGCAGCAGCTTTTGCGGGTGACAACGATATAGCGGATTTCGGGGCAAAGCTGATTCCGTTCGGAAAAGCTATAACCGAATATGGCAACAGTGTTAGCGGCATAGATGTTGATAGTATAACAAAATCTACTACTGCAATTTCAGCGTTAAGCGAACTGGCTTCCGCATTACCAAACAGCGGAGGTTTTGCAGCGGCGTTCGCTGGTGATAACAGTATAGACGCTTTTGGAAGTAAGCTTATATCTTTTGGGGAATCTTTGAAAACATATAACGAACAAGTTTCTGATATGGATACGTCAGGAATTGAACGCGTAAATGATTTTATAAATTCGTTCAATGCATTGTCACAATCGATGTCTAATGGCAACTTAAAAGCTTTTTCTGATAGCAGTATTACGGATAATTTGAAGACACAATTCAAAGCATTCGGAGATGTTATAAAGAGCTTTAATGACAGTATAAAAGGTATGGATACCAAAGGCTTAGAAGCATCGGCTAATGCCGGAAAAAGTATCGCTGAAATATCAAAGATAGCTTCAGAAGGAAAACTGGGTAGGATATTCAGCGACGGAAACGGAGAGGGATTTAAAGCCGATTTAAAAGCATATGGTGAAGCGATAAAAGATTATGGCAAAGCCGTAAAAGGTATGAATACTGAAAATATAGCAGCAAGTGCGACTGCGGCTAATTCTATATTTAAAGTAGCAAAAACTATGTCCGGTGACGGGACTATAAACAGAATATTTACAGATGACGCAACCGCCGAACAATTTAAAAATGATATGCGTGTCATAACAGATATTCTGCAAACGTATGGTGTTGGTTCACTTAGCATTGATTTAGGACACATAGAGGCCTCGAAAGAAGCATTTAACGATATAAAAGATTTTGTCGTTAATATTCCGGATATAGATGACAATACTGATAATATTACAAATCTCAAGAAAAAGATGCAGATTATAGACAGTATTCTGCAAACGTATGGCGTAAGTTCACGAAGTATTGATTTGGGAAATGTACAAGCCTCGAAAGAAGCATTTAACGATATAAAAGATTTTGTCGTTAATATTCCTAATATAGACGATGATACTGATAATATAAATAACTTTAAACAGCGAATGACTGCTATTTCGAGTATTCTTAAAACGTATGGTGGAAGCATTAAAGATATTGATTTAGGAAATGTACAGGCATCACAAAACGCATTTGACAACATAAAGAGTTTCGTAACCAATATACCTTCTTTGGATGATAATGCGACTAATATTGAAACGTTTGAAAAACAAGCCAATACAATATCGAAAATATTATCCTCGTATAGTATAAATACAAAAGACATCGAAGTAAGTACAGTATATACAGCAAAACAAGCATTCGATTCGATAAAAGAGATGTTAAGTAACATGTCCAGTGTTACCGATTATTCTGCGAATATCGAGTCGTTTAAAGAGCAAATCGACAAAATTATTCGAATGTTAAAAGATTTTAACGAAGATATAGTTAATGTCGATTTCAATAACATACAATCAGCGACGACCACATGCGAATCACTAGCAGGATTAGCCAGCAGTGTTTCAGACAACGATGGGAATTTGGAGGCGTTCGGTAATTCATTAATAGCATTCGGTGAGAAGTTATCTGAATTTTCTAACACAATCGGCGAGGTGGATTTGTCAGGTATCAGTGCCAATATAAATGACCTTACCACATCTATACAAAATTCAGCAACACAAATCGGTGACGGGTTTGTTAATTCATTAAATACCGCTGGTTCGCAAATAGTTCAAGCGGCGACTGATATGATAAACTCTGCTATATCAGCTATAACCGGTGCTACTTCTAATTTCCAAACAGAAGGAACAAACCTCGGTGATGCTATAGCTTCTGGATTAACAGCCGCCTCGGGAAATGTAACAGCAGCTGCTCAAAGTGTAGCTTCGGAAAGCGTATCAAGCGTAAGCCAGTATGATGGGCAATATAGAGCTGCCGGCTATAATATGGCTGCAGGACTTGCATCTGGAATTAGTGCAGGAAACTCTCTTGCTGTAGATGCTGCTGTAAATATGGCTAAAAGTGCATTGGCCGCAGCAAAAGAAGAACTTGGTATACATTCGCCATCAAGAGCTTTTATGGCAATCGGTAGATATATTGGCGAAGGCTTAGCAAACGGTATACGAGATAACGCATATAGAGCAGTTGATGAAACTGAAGCGTCAGCAGCAAAAGTTAAGAGTGTGGCGAAAAAGTCTTTTGATGATGTCGAAAAATGGGTAGAAGAAGCAAAGTCTTTCGACGAGTTGAGTTTGGCGGAGGAACTTGAAATATGGGATACTATGATTTCAAAATACTCTGAGGGTAGCGAAGAGAGACTGAAGGCTGAAAAAAATGCTTATGCAGTTCTTAAGGAATTAAGAGAAGAAGATTATCAGAATTCTAAGGATTGGATCGATAAAGAAAAAGATTACAATCGTATGAGTACCAAAGAGGAACTCGAGGCTTGGAAACGAGTTCAAGAGCGATACATTGAGGGTACAGACGAACGAGCAGAAATCGATAAAAAGATTTACGATCTGAAACACGAACTTATTGACGGAGATGTATATGCACTGGAAAGAGAAATTCAGGCTAATGATGACTTAATAGCATCATTGGAAGAAGAAACAGTTGCTTATTCTAATGCTGTAAAAGAAGGTATATATCTTCGTAAGTTGTTAAAAGATGCGGAATATAGTACATCTAAGAATTGGATTGAAACCGAAAAAGATTATAATCGTTTAGATACTAAAGGTGAACTTGAAGCTTGGGAACGAGTTCAGGCAAGATATGAAGACGGTAGTGAAGAACGAATAGAAATCGATAAAAAGATTTACGATCTAAAGCACGAACTTATTGACGGTAATATAGATGCGTTGGAAGACGAGATAGAAGCTAACAAACGTCTGATTGCAACTTTAGAAGAGGGTTCGGTTGCATGGTCAAATGCCGTTAAAGAGGGTGAATACCTTAATAAACTACTGGTTGATGCTAATTATCAGAATTCTATGGACTGGATTCAAGACCAAGAGGATCGTGGGGAATATTCTTTAGCCGACAAATTAGCGTGGAATACTCGTATGCTGAATAAATACGGTAAGCGAGATAAGGAAACACGTAAAAAGTACGAAAAAGAAATCTATGCCACGCAAAAAGAAATCTACAACGCTTATAAAGACTTTCTTGATGATTGTCAAAATGTTAAGGATGATTACGTCGAGAAAGAAAAGGAATTAAACGAAAAACTCGAACAGGACATTAAAGAACTGGAAGATAATTATTCGGATACCCTCGATTCAAGGATTCAGTCACTTTATAATGCATATGGTTTGTTTGATAAGGTGGAGCAAAAAGGAAAAACCAGTGTTTCTGAATTGACAAAAAATCTTCAAGATCAAGTTGCAGAGTTTGAGGATTGGGACGATACACTTCAACAACTATCTAAACGAGGACTAAACCAAGCATTGATAGAAGAACTTCAGGAAATGGGACCATCAGCTATTGCTAATATTCGAGGCTTGAATTCTATGACTGATGCCCAACTTTCGCAATATGCAAATTTGTGGGCTGAAAAGCATAAAGAAGCAACAGACAGAGCAACTGATGAATTAACCGACTTACGCAAAGAAACAAATAGCCAGATTAAAGAACTTAAAACCACATATAATTCAGATTTGGACGAATTGAAGAAAGACACTGACGAAAAACTCAGTGAATTAAAAGATGCTTTCTTAAAGAATATCGGCGCTATCAAAGACGATACCGAAGAGAAATTCCAAGAAATTGTTTCTATAGCCAGCACGGTTTTAGGTTCTGCCGGTTGGGATGAACTCGGCGAATATATGGTTGATGGATTAATTGAGGGTGTAGAAAGCAAACAACCTGAATTTCTTAAAACTTTGGAGAGTCTTATTTCTGCCGGAACGGAAATAACTCAAGATACTGCCGAGATACACTCACCATCGCGAGTATTTGCCAGAATCGGTGAATATATGGTTGAGGGTTTGATAGGCGGTATTACTAATCGAAGTAATGATGCTTCTAAAGCGAGTGCTGATATGGCACGTGGTACAATTCAGTCTGTAAGCAGATTGATAAGTGATATGTCTACAATAATCGATAGCGATATGGAGATAACACCAACCATAAGTCCTATTTTGGATATGACAAATGTGCAGAATGGGCTTAATCAAGTGGATAGCACACTTTCGGCAAACAGAAGTATTGCTCTAGGAATGAGTGTTGTGTCTAAAAATCAAAATGGATTAGCATATCAGTTTGGCGATGCTATATCAAAGTTGGCAGATGCGAATACACAATCAAACGGTCAGATTGTAGATGCAATAGACGGCTTAAAAAGTGATTTGTCTGACTTGGTAGATAAAGTAAGTCAATTACAAGTCGTGATGGATACAGGCGAATTGGTCGGCGCAATAAGTCCTGAAATGGACAGAAGTCTTGGTGTAGCAGCAATGATGAAAAGGAGAGGTAATATATGATTCAATCGATAACATTTTTTAAAAGTCCTGACGATATTCTAAAATCGCATGATAAGAATACAAAAGTGGACTGTAAAAATACATGGGATGATTGGCATATATTAGCCGAATCCCGTCCGGTCTTTGCTCCACCCGAACCAAAGACAAATTATATAGATGTACCGGGAGGAAACGGATCTCTGGATTTATCGGAGGCTCTTACGCGTTACCCAACGTACAATAACCGTACCGGTACATTTAAATTTAAGGTTATGAATGATTACGAGGTCGGTAACCGTATTGTTTTAGAGTCGAATGATCGTAATCGTTGGGCTCAAAGGTATTCGGAAATTATGGAGTATTTACATGGAAAATGCTTATATGCGGTTTTGGACGATGATCCAACATGGTTTTATCAAGGGCGTTTTACAGTAGATTCGTGGGAGTCAGATGATACTTGGTCTGTTATAACAATCGGGTACAATGTGAATCCGTTTAAATGGAATATATCATCATCTACTTCTGATTGGCTGTGGGATCCGTTTAACTTTGAAACAGGAGTTACTTGGGATACCACATGCACTGATATAGAAATAGATAATCAAAATGGATTTAGTGAAATGCAATTTCCACCATATACTTTGGATTCTGATTCATTGAATACTTTCTTTGGTGGTGTTCCAATTTCACCAATGATAACATTTAAACCAAAATGCCCGACTCATCATAAGTTATTAACCTATAATAACGGAATATTGAGATGCCCTGAAAGCAGTTGCGGTAAATTGGATAAAGGTATAGATATTCGATTTGTCAATTCATATTTGGATATTGACATCACAATGAATTTTAAAGGCGGAACAACATTTGCTCCTGATTTCATTTTCTATGGACAAACCAGACCGTATAAAATGTATTTTAAAGGAGTAGGTACTATTTCAATAGATTTTAGAGTGGGGAGGTTATAATCAATGTATAGTATAATGGGTGACGGTGTTATGATTTACAGTGATGTATCTCCTACAGAGAGCCGAAAAGCAGACAGTCCAAAACTTACGTTAAAGGACAATGCCGCAGGCTCTCTGGAAATAACTCTTCCACCGGGAAACGCCGGATATGATATATTGAAACGTATGACATCTGAAATAATCGTATATCGGGACAAACAAGAATTATGGAGAGGTAGAATACTCTCTGAAAAAATGAATTTCTGGAATAACCGAACTTTAACTTGTGAGGGTGAACTGTCATATTTGAATGATACAATTCAACCTCAAGCAAAGTATCCGGAGGGAACGACTGTCGGAAGTTTTCTGACTTCTGTTTTGGACAACCATAATAAACGATATGGCGATGATGAAGAAAGATATAAGTTTTACATTGATGAAGCATATATCTATAACTACAACGAGCCATTTACAGAAGAAATTGTTACCGATTACGGAAAGACATTAGATGCTATAAACGAAAATGTTGTTAATGCTTTTGAATGTCATCTCTGTATAAAAAGAATTGGCGATAAGAAATATATAAGTCTGATAAAAGAAGAATACCAACTTAATGAGAACTCGCAAATTATAAGATTCGGAGATAATCTTTTAGATTTTACAAAGAATTGGGATTTAACAGATTTGGCAACGGTCTTAATCCCAAGAGGTGCAACCGTAGAACAGGAATCAACCGAGGATTCGGATGCGTTTGATACTTATGTAACACTGTCCGATATTCCTAAGGGAGATGTGGTTGATAAAGAAGAAATCGGATATTATGAGCGAGATAAAGATGGAAAACTTACTCACAATGAAGATGGAAATTTGATTTATATTTATCCCGACAAAAAAGACGAAAATGGAAATTTAGTCTATAAATACAAAGTGGATAAAAACGGTTATATTACTATTGAAAGTAAGACGTTGGATAACTCGGTTACTGTTCCGACGATACGAGTAGACACAAAAACAAATAAGAAAGATACCGTTATGGTTGAATTTCTTGATTACAGTATTGATAGCGATAATAAGGTTACATCTACGATTACCGCTAAGATCGAAACAGACGGAACATATGCGAATGTGTACTTGAAGAACGAAAACGAGGAGTTCTATTGCCTTAAAGATATATACGGACGAGTTGAAGCCGTTGCGGATTTCAGCGAGTCAAAGGATTCAATCGAACTTTTAAAGAAGACACGAGATTATATAAAAGAACATCAGTTTGACCAAATGACCCTTGAAGTATCGGCAGTCGATTTGCGATATTTGTCGAATATTAACGAGCCGGTAAAAATTCTTGATCGTATAAGATGTATTTCTTATCCACACGGAATGAATACCTTGTTTACGGTAACTGAACTGAGCATAGAGCTTGATAAGCCTGACAGTGCAAAATATACTCTCGAAAAGACTCTTTTGAACACTTCAGGTACATCTTCGTTATCCGAAACCATGAGTTCGGTGTCTTCAGAGATAGAATCACCGCATTCTACAATATTAAAGAACGCACAAGCAAACGCCGATAAAATGCTGAGGGAGAATACAAACGGTTATGTGTCATTGATTACAAATAATCAAAATGGACAACATTCAGAGGCTTTAGTCGTATCTTCAGGTAAGGACTATACACGTTCGGAACACTTTTGGATATGGAACGTTAACGGTCTCGGTCATTATACGGAATATGCCAATCAGGATGCTCCTCAAGGCGATGCCGATGATAAAACCGATACCTTTTGGAACAACGGAAAACCATATAAGCTAAATCTCGGTATAACTATGGACGGTGCGATTGTCGCGAATCGTATAACCGTCGGTCATATGAGTGCCGATAGAGTTCGAACGGGTGTATTAATGTCGCAAGACGGAAATGTCGTGTGGAATTTGAATAAAGGCGGAAGTCTAACTATTAAAAAGGGTGATATAGACTTAGGAAACGGAAATTTTACGGTCGACGACAGTGGTAAATTAACTGCTACATATGGAGAAATCGGCGGGTTTATCATAGAAGCAGATAACTTACATAACGATAGTATGACGTTGGATAAAACAGGATTGATCCTTGTAAATGAGCAAACGAATGTTGGTAAAATTGGTACCACTCAATGGGCAGAAGACAAATCAAAAAAACTTTTATCTATGAGTTTAGAACCTGAAGGCGCTGCTATTGTTTGGGGTTATAAAGAAAAATATACCGATGAAAATTACACTGCTCAATTTATCTATGCTGCTAAAGATTATGGACAATACGAAGCGGGTAATTTCTATATGCATGGTAATTTAGATTTAAGAGGTCGCGAATTAAAGAATTTTGTAATAGATCCATCTGTTAAAGGAAGAAAAATCGTATCGAATAGCTTTGATTCGGCAGAGGAAACGATACTGTTATTAAAACCAGGTTTTATAACTGCTGAAGGGAAAATGGATTATACAAAAACTGTAAGCGTGAAAATTCAAAATGGTTTTGTAGTGAACAGGTAATATTTTCTTGCATAAGGTTAAAACATATGATATAATTAAATATACAGAAATTATATTAATTTAGGAGGATAAGGTTATGAAAAAGATGATATGTAAAATACTATCAGCAGTGATGATATTATCAACTATGATGGTGCCTTCGGTGTCAGCTGACGAAGCTGTTCCGACTGCATCAACAGTGTTGGTTAACGGTGAAGATATCAAATTCGATTCTTATAATATCAATGGGAATAACTATTTCAAACTTCGTGATTTAGCATATGTTTTAAATGCGACAGAAAAACAGTTTTCTGTAGGCTATGATGAAGTTATGAATACAGTTTCATTAACCAGCAGTCAACCATATACCATTGTTGGAGGGGAATTGGAAAGTTTAGACGGCGATGTTGTCGAAGCTACAGCTACTAATTCTTCAATTTTAAAAAATGGAGAAGAAGTCAATCTACAAGTATATCTTATCAATGACAGTAATTATTTCAAACTTCGAGATATAGGTAAATTATTTGATTTCGGTATAGATTGGAATGGTGAAAAAAATATTATATCCATAGATACTTCTAAGAATTATATTTCCGAAAATGAAGGTGATAAAGTGATTGAAAGTACATATTATTCTCAATATCAATCTGGCGATAAAGTCGAGATAAAGGGTAAGCTACTCTCTATTGAAGAATATAGAGGCGAAAACGGTAGTTGGGATAATGCCACACTATTAGGACATTTTAAAGACAATAATGATAATGATTGGATTACATACTTAAATGAAGACGAGTATGGTATAGGACATAAGAGTGATTTCGAAAAATATGTAGGTGCAAATATAACAATATCGGGTACATACGAAGGTTATTCTAAGAAATTTGAAAAACCATTCATATCACTGTATACTATGAAAAGCGACAGTAACATCACTATAAACGGTATACGTAAAGTTGAAGAACTTCTCGCTAATGGACAGATACCAATAGAAAATGAATTTGATCCATATATGGGCGGAATGTCGATAGAATGGATGTTAAAAAGTGTAACTGGACTGATAGATTCAATACCACGTGTATATTGGACATCTGGAATATAAATAAATCTAAAGGGACGATAGTTTTCGCCCCTTTTTTGATTGACATACACTAACGACGAAATATATTGCTCAATATTTCCAGTGGTAAAGTGAATATATGTGTAGCATGTTTTGATATAAAACCGTCAATTCCCTTACATGACTTAAAGACATAGTGGTTAAAAGCGGCTGCTCCGTATACACCTTTACCTGATTTGTTCTTGTATGCAAAATCATTTGCTTTCATAAATAAAACCCCTTTCTGATTAAGCATTTAATGCTTTTCTTAATTCTTCTTCGGTATACCCAAACATATAATCCTCATCGTATCCGCTGGACATCCATATATCGGCGGCATCCCAGACACATAAGGATTCATCATCTTCCCAGTCTTCGGTTGGTGGGTTTAATTTTGGCATTGTGTTTGACCTCCTCTTTTGATTTATTTGTTAACATAAATATACTATATTCTATATTTGATGTCGATAACAATAAGTGTGAATTACACAGTCGAATTTTGCAAAAAATAAAAATGGTCTTACTATTATTTACAAAAATAGAGTATTGTGATATAATACGGTTAAAGATATTTTCAATGGGGAGGTATAAGGGGTGAACATTTATAAAAAAATAAGACAAGAAATCGGATTGTCAAGGGAAGAAGTATGTGATATGACCGATAATAACGGTGTACGAGAGATTGATACGGCACGACTTGAGAGAATTGAGAACGATAGGTTTCGTATTCATCCGGACGAAGTGCTTATTCTGTCTAAAGTTTATAACAAACCTATGTTGTGTAATAAATATTGCACCGAAGAATGTGATATAGGTAAACGATATGTTTCACCTATTACGGAAAAAGAATTGGAACTTGAAAAGATAGTTTTACCATTGTTGGCGTCACTGAATTCAATAAAACGTCAGCAGGAAAGATTAATAGAAATCAGTTCCGACGGTGAGGTGGATGACAGTGAACTAAATGATTTTATGAAAATTAAAGCTGAACTTCAAAATGTTTCAGAATCAATAGAAACATTGAAACTTTGGTCAGAAAAAGAACTTGAAAATCCGCAAAAATAACAGCTCCTTTTATGGAAAGGAGTGATAAGTTATGATTACTTGCGAATATGGAATCAAACGTATAAAGAAATAAACAAAAACCAAAGAGTCCTAACAAGGGCTCTTTCTTTTTTTTATGCAATTTTTCAACAACGGAGGTGATTAAAACTATATGAAACTAATGAATGTTGAAATGGAAACTATGCTCGGACAAGTACAATCAGTACTCGGGCATGTAGACAAAGTCGGCTATGTTGCCGCCAGAAATACTCGCCTATTAAACACGGCACTTACTGAATATTTTCAAATCAAGCAAGAGCTTATAACTAAGTATGGCGAGAAAGAAATAATCAACGGCGAGCCGACAGGCAGAATAGTTGTAACTCCGAAATCAGAACATTTCAAAGAATTTGAAAAGGAGTTTTCTGAAATTGCAACTATCAAGCATGAGGTTGAGTTGATGAAGCTCAATTACAACGAGGTCATAGGCATCTTAAGCGGTGAGGAAATACTAAAGCTTGATTGGATGCTAGAAGACGAGGAGGGATAACCATGGCGAATATATCCGATTGGTTAAATAAAATAAAATCTGCTATATACGGCAGAGAAGTACGAACAGCATTGCACGACTCTATCGATGCTGTGAACCAAGAAACAGAGTCAAATACAGAGTCTTGTAAGAATTTGCGTAACGACCTTACCGCACATTCAAATACAAAAGCAACAGGCAGTGTTTTAGGG